GGCCTTGCGAATCTCATCAGCACTGATCTCTTTCGGCTTGGGCTCCGGTTCCACTCTCGCGACAGGGGTCGGCGCCACATAAGCAGAACCATCCTTGCGAGTGGCGGTGCCGTTTGCAATCGCAACACGATCCGCCTCTGTTTCGGCAATCGGATTGCCGTCGTCGTCGAATTTCATTTTCCTTTGCTCCCTTTCAGGTAACTCAATAACAATCGTCTGATGTTCTCCGTCATCACCTGATCGCCATTCGCGGGCCTCCCGACCCACTCCGACGCTAGTATCAGCGGGCATCGACACAAGCGAAATTTCGTACGGTTCCCAATCGATTGCTCGATAAACATCCGGTACGTCATCGCCCTGCTCTTCGAGTTTCATCCGATGAATGCGGTAGCCCACGCTAGTACATTTGCGAATTCCATCCTCGACATCCTGCAAGATTTGATCGCGCTCCGGCCCCTGACCGAATCGAACAACCGCGCGTCCCACGCGATCATCATCAATCTTTGCAGACTTCACTGTCCCGACATGCTCAATGCTGTCGTGACCCATCAACAGCGGCCCGGTTTTCTTCAATCGCTTTAAGCGAACCGAGCCTTTGCCATGATCCAAAATCTCCTCGCCAAACCATCGCGACACCGGCTGCTCGCTGGAAAAAGCAAGCTCGACTGTCCTCTTATCCATGTTGACGGTCTTACGGTCGAAGTACGCGGTTCTCCGCAACATCGTCGTGCGAATTTTGCGCTCAACCGTTTTGGCTGTTCTTGGCATTTTCCATTTCCTCTGTGAGATCGCTAACCTGCGATTCCAGCAGTATCAACCGATCACCATCGCTCGAATCCCCTAGTGCAGCATCGACCTGCGACGGCGCGATGCCGAGAGTATCCATCATTTCGTTTTCCGTCGCAATCTCACCGAATACCTCGGCAGGCTGCCGACCACGCTTCCGGATGCGCTCAGACCTCGACATTGTTAAATCCTGCTGCTGAAATCGGTCGGCCGTCGTGTCCTTGAGCGGATCGATCCATTCCCACCGGCGAGGCTGCCACTCGTGTTCGAGAAACTTCGACAGGCGATCCAAAGGCAACGGCCGACCATTGCGATTCGTGATCGCACCGGCCATCAATCCCATTTCCAGCCAGTTCGCAAATATCCGGTCGAATGCCTCCTCGATGAGCCAAACCTGCAAACCCATCCAGACGGCCCGCTCCGACAAGGCACCCTGCCTGAGACTGCCAAAACTGACGCCCTCCAAATCCTGCGCGAATTGGTTGTACGACTCGCCCAGCGCAGCAGCGATTCCGCGCAGATTGACCTTGACAAAACTCGGGTAAATCGCATTCGGATGCTGCGGATCATAGTCGGTAAAGATCTCGCCTTTTTTCAAGCGACCAATGATGCCGGGCTCGACTTCCTCTAACAGATCATCGTCGTCGGCCTCCTCTTCGCTCTCGTCGCCGGTGTAACCTGGAGCATCATCACCTTCTGTGATGAAACCCATTTTGCTAGCACCGCCACGAGCGGCGATCAGCTCGGCTTCCTCGTACTTGCCCAACTGATTGAAGCGCAATAGTGCTGGATGAATCCACGGCACACCGCGAGTCTGCCAAACTCCATCGTGCAAATAGAGGTGCATCAATTCCGCGCTCGGAATGCGCAAATACCTCCGCCCCGTCGATGGCTGCACGATGACATCCAAATCACTTTCGTCAGCGAGAACATGGTAGGCGACTGGCCATCGATTGGCATCATATTCAACGCCCATGTTGATTCGGCTACCGTTCCGCAAATCGACATTTAGCTGCACATCGATACTGCCCGGCTCCATCACCCGGACGCTGTATCGGTACGGATTGACGGTCGTCGCTTTCTTTTCCCAGATGAACACCTCGCCATCAATCGCGGCCGATTGAATGACCAACTTGCAGAAGGACTTGAAACTCTGCCCGGAAATTTCCGGCCGGTTTTGCTTCGACCCCCAGATGCGCCAGTGCCGCTCGATGGTATTCTTCGCCTCGACATCGATCACCGTGTCGCTGTCCATCGGCTTGCTGATCAATTGGAATCCCTGCGCCCCCACGACGTTTTCCTTTAAGTCGCGCAGAAATCCCTTGTAGTACCCATTGTTTTGCGCCTCCTCACGTGACCTAGCGCGAAGCGTCGGCAGACCACTGCGGATATCGTGGTCGATCATCTGGACTTGCGTAATCCATCCGGACTGCAATCGGTTTATCTGCGCAGCGGCATATTTCCGCGCCATGCGCACAGCCTTTTTCCGAGTAACCTTCGGCTCGACTTTTTTCCTGAACGGATTCTTAAACGGCACTACTGAATCTCGACTTCACATTATTATGCGACTTGCCGCCCGCTTTCCTTCTGATCGCGGCCCGCTCATCCCTCACCTCGCGCCGCAAACTGGTGCGCCACTCCCGCAATTCCTCCGGTGAATACCTCGACAATGCGCGACCATTCAGCGAATAACTGGTCTGATCCTTTGTCGCCTTGCCGACCAGAACCAACTCTATATTCGCCAAAGCGATTTCCGCATAACTGCGACGATCAACACCAGCGGTGTCGGCCGACAGATCCGGCAAGACATCGACAAACTTCCGCAGCAAAGTAAACACCTCGGAGCCATCAGCGACCTTTTTCGTATAGTCGTATCGGCCCGGCTCAAGCTCAGTTGTATTAATCGTGATGCGATGATCATCACCAAAGGCCGCATGCGTGCTTTGGAATTGCGCATCCGGCGAGGTGAAGCTGTACGTCAGGACCCACGAGGCACTTGCCGGAAAGTCCGACTGCGTTTCATCCCACGTGACCGTATCGCCTACTGTGATTCGCTGCGGTAATTCGGTAAGGATCATGCCTCAAAGCCTCCAACAAATTGCTTGCGCCGGCGCTTCTTTTTCACCTTGCGCTTTTTCGGTTCTTTCTTCGGTTCCGCATCCTCGGCGGACGGTGGCTCAGATTCTAGCCTTTTTTCGAGTGCGGTCCAAACAGGATTCAGAATTAGCAGCGCCGCGTACTGGTAAACCCGGATATCAAGCGGCTCATTCGCGAGGCCCGCAGGTTTTCTCCATACGATGTGCGGGAAGCCCTTTGTATAAACCTTGAGTGCTTTTTCCGCGGTCAGGCCATCAAAAAAAGTCTCCGTGTAATCCTGATTGAAATGACAATAGCCGGGGCCGGGCTGCGCCAGCTTTAGCCTCGCGTAGATGCTGCTCTTTGCCTGATCAGTGCCGACCGTATACAGATCGACCGGCATCCCCGGTATGGTGGTTTTCTTTTTCGATGGCGGTCCCGCAACAGGCACTCCCTCTCCGCCCCGACCTTTCATTGCCCAAACCCTGCGCTTGGATCTCTCCGCGCAGAATCGATACACCGTATCCGTGCGATGACCCGAATCGACTCCCGCGCAAGCGATTTTCAATATGTGTCCGGTTTGATGTACATACGTCTGCTCCAATTTCTCCGACAATTCGAGCCACACATCATCGCCCTCGGTATCGCCCATGATCCGAAAATACTCGATGCCCCAACATTCTTCGCCACGACCGAATCCGATCACCTCGCCCTCGATGCGGTTTTTCTGGATATCGATCCCGGCGATCAGGACCAACACCTCGCCCGGCACCGCAGCAATATACTTCTCGCGACGATTGAACAGCTTTGAGCTCGAAAGCGTTTCGCCGGTTTCTTCCCAACTCTCAGCAAGAACGGTGTTTACAAACGTCTGCAACGTGAGCGGATTTTCTTTGGCCTTGTAAAACGCAGCAACGATTTCTTCCATCGTTGACCACGGCGAATACACCTCCCAAATACAAAACGATTGGTGTCCAGGCGTCGGGGTTTCATTGGTTGCAACCCAGCCCCCGCCATCGACATTTTCCGCACGCGCAACATTTTTTCGCTTATCAATCTCGGTCCACTTCGCAGGGCACTTCTCGCATTGGTAATACGGATCAACGCGATTTTTTTTCTCGTCCTTGAACTTGACGCCTTTCCATTTCAACTCTTGGCAGTGGCCGCATTTGTGGCATGGCACAAAATATTTCTGCATATCGCCCGCCTCGTACCGTTTCTCGATTCTACTCAAACCCTTGACGGTTGGTGTGGATGCATCGATTTTCTTCTTGTTGTAAAAGGTCTGCGTCCGTTTAAACGCCAACTCCTCTGGATCTCCCTCTTCGCCAGCAGAATACGGGAACCGATCCACCTCATCACAGAGCACGACACGAATCGGCCGGGAACTGAGCGACGCGGGGCTATTCGCGCCACTGATCGTCACATGCCCACCGGGAAACGACTTGTGCAAAACCGTGTTTTCTTTTTTTCGCGCTCCCTCACCGCCGACCTTAGCAGACAGACCACTATCGCGAATCATCGGGTCGAGCCTGTCTTTTGAAAACGCCTGTCCGATTTCCTTCGTCGGAAATACGCTCATAACCGGACACGGATCTTGATCGATATGGAAGCCCAACACATTCAGCAGCAATTCGGTTTTTCCAACCTGCGATGAAGTCATGAAAGTAACGTCGCTGGTTTCCTCATCGCAGCAAGCATCCATCATGCCCGGCTGATACGGCGCACGACTGTTCGACCAACTACCCGGCTCGGCGCTGCTTTCGCTTGACAGTTTTCGCTTTCTTTCGGCCCACTCGCTGATCCTCAAGTCCGGAGGCGGTGCCATCGATGAACTGCTCAAGATTTCCGAAATGTTTGTCCGGAGGTCGGTAGTCAGATAATTCTGCCAAACACTCATGTATGGCGGTCTGTAAAGCGGACTGACACTTGCGGAAGCTACTCTCATGTTGGACAAGCGGTGCCGTTTTCTTCGGAAGGTTCAGCAGTTTAGCGCGAAATGCACCGGACATGTGGTTCCAACTGTACGCGACAATATCGGCCGGTATCAGATTGCCCGCCAACACAGCAGCTTCCATGATTGCCTTATCCGCGTCGGCGCGCATTTTCTGAGTACGCGCATCGCCATAGGCCGTTTCCGTTTCTCCCTGAACTCCACTGGCAACATCCTGCATGAATGCACAGTAGCCACGGACCGACTCGACAAGGTTGTAACGCCCTCGCGCCTCTTTTTTTACGATGCCCTCTGACGCCAATTGCTGCACACGACGCTCAGTGATTCCATTCAGCAGATATGCGAGCTGCTTCGCAGTGACATTGCGCTCCGGACCCGCCATCTAAACACCATGAATCGGCACACGGACGACCGGATTGATGTCCCAAACGGTACGCTTTTTCTGGTTCACCTGCCCACCTTGAGTATCGATCCGGACAATCTCGCTGCCCCATTTCTTTTGCAGTAGATC